AACTAAGGGTTTTTTCGGGAGACAAAGATGCCTTTTTTACAGAGTAATATACCACACTTCAAGTGTTGGGTACGGCGTGAATATACATGTAATCATGTGAACTACCACGGCGATTTTTTACACGCTATGTGTATTGCTGTGACAACAATGCCAAATCGGTGCCTGAGTTTTCAGGTTATATTCACAGGTTGTGAATCCGATGACACGGATGAGGACAATATTCACGGCGGTGCCATGTGGGCCAGAATGCCAATAACTGCACTGGTCGGGGATACTCCGTTTGATGAATGGCCTGAGCCTATGCCAGTACACGCTGCACAGCCTTGGGACTGTATGTCCCACACCCACGCTGTTTATACACTAAACAGAGCAACACCATGTCCTTGGATTGTAAAGGTTGATGGTGAGTTCTATCCAGCAAAATACTATTTCACTGTCGATTACACCGATAGCGAGATAGCCGATGATCCGGCACAGCACAAACAAAGCCATGTTTTAGAGCTGCTTGATGCTGGTGAGTGGACAGGGAATATAGTGGCACTGCCAAACAATCGGGTAAGGGTGACACACCCAGCTTGGTTTGAGACAGGTGATGGCGCACCAGACTTCCTGCCATCACAGCATATACACTATTCAAAATCAGATCTTGATTACACACTTGATGTTAATCAAATATTTGATAATCTTTATGCAGAAGATGATTTAGAACAAGCTGCTAAGGAAGCATATGGGAACCTTACTTTGGGAGATGATGATGCGTGATACACACCCTGACGTTCTTGGTGCTGCAAGAAAGTACGCCGAGGGCAAAATAGCCGTGCATAAAACAAACATTGATGTATATGTGGAAAACCCTTCAGGTATCGGTGAACATTCCGATATCGTAGAGGCTGTTATTGAAGAGCTAAAGAAGGTGGCTGAGTGGGAGGATGTTATCGAATCAATAGATAACAACTGGTAAAAAGTTATATGGAACTTAGGAGACAAAAATGGAAGCGTTACTAATTTTAGGTGCTTTGGCATACGGAGTACATCACTACAACAAAACAGATGATGTGGAGATTATGGAGGAGAAGCAAATAAACTATGCATTTGACGAGGGCATAGAGCAGATAGACTGGTCAAAGGCAGGAAACTTTAGAACCACCAGCACAGAAAATAATGTGAAGTGGGTTATAGTGACAAACGAGTAGGGGGACAAAATGGCTATTTACTCAGTGCTAAGATCGCCGGGAGCAAACTACGATATGAAATACTGCGTTGGTTTAAATGGTGAGCCGATGACAAATCCGACACATTCGGTTCTGGCAGCAGAGCAGGCAAAAAAAATATGCGAGACATACAGCCTACAGGGTCAATACTCTATCAACATGCTATTCAAGATAGATTGCGAGAGAAAGGCAAAAGCCGAAGGCGAGAAGCTCAACAAAGAAAAACTAGAAGATCCGTACGGGGAAAACACCTAGTTTGAAATTTTTTGAAAAAAATTTTTTACCCCCTAGGATTCCTACCCTTCTTTTCTACTGAAGGGTGGGCCTTTCAAGCTCCTCCCACGCCTGCCAAAGAAAGAGGGTACGGGTACGTACCACTTCCATCATCAAGGCCGCCTCAGAGGGCGTTAAATCGCCCCAGATGGCTATCTCCTCTATAGTCCTGTTACACCCTAGGCACAGACTATTAACCTCATCAATGGTGCAGACACCTACACAAGGGGAGGGCTTTACGAAAATATCTGTCATCGTATGTGCAGAACCTCATGTATATAGCAGTCCGGTGCGGCGGACTATCATGGGGGGCTGGGGGCAGGTGGGGTCACGCCAAAATCTGGATCGAAACGCCCCGATAGTTCCGATCCGGCCATAATTACGAGCCGATCAGCCGGTCAAGTTTTGCCCTGAGATCACGTTCTATTTCAGAGGCGGTGCGTTCTGTAGTGTCGGTCTGTTCGATGCGATCACTAAACATGCTGACAGATAATGATTTGCCTAACAGCTCAAGCGCCCTAATTCTCGAAGATGCATTGTCTGCCTGATCCGCTTCTTCCTGTAGTCTTTTCAAAACATGTTCTCGAAGCCTGTGTTCCCTCGTTCGATGATCCTGTTCCATATCGTACTGAATAGCTTTAATCCTTGCGGATACCTTGGGGTTTTGTGCAAGGCGGCAAGCCTCACTCCAAACAGTGCTATCCTTCATGGCATCAGCGGCGTAACACTCACGATACGCATCACTCAGGACTGCACCCCCAGCCACCAGCTTTGCGAATGCCTCTTGCTTGCCGGTTAAAGGCTGTTCTCTTCCCACTAATCTCAAATGTGTTGGCTTCTTTGCCATGTGTTCTATCCCCTGTGAGCGCAATGCATTGTGCTTGGCGCACGGCATACGCGGTTTTAACTTTTGTCATTTTACCATCTGTAAAAGTTCTATGGAACCTGTATGCACCCCCTAATCATCAATATGCCTTTAATCGCCCATAGAAGCTCACTGACGGCCTCTAGGTGTTTTTGGGTACTTTCCTACCAAAAATAGGCCAGCGGCGTTTTTAGCTTCCACACTGCATTACAGACGCATCTGTAAAAAAAAGTAAAAAAAAGTAAATAAATGTGAATAATTTTGGCCGCTCAATCGTCTACTATACTGAGAGGGGGTTTTATGACTGGTTTATAATTAAATGTAAAAAAATGTAATTAAATGTAATTAAATGGCTTGCAATACCAGCCCAGAACGCCTATTTAAAGGTGAGGGGCAACGCTATGCCCATTTTTCAACCGCCACAGGAGGCACATACCGCAAGCGCACATTGGGTTGGTAGCCCAGCGATACTCAGGGTTCCCCACTGGATTATTCCAACGGTTACGATGCACCCATTCACTGCATGCCCCTGAGACCAGTTATCCGCGACATCTGCGTGAAGATGCCAGACCCCCAAAAGAATGCGATGGTGCCAATCCAATGGCTGAAGCGACTGGGTCAAAGTTCAAAACAACCGACTGGGCGGATGATGGGCAGACTGACAACCTGCCCTACCTGTCGTATGGGATCGTACCCATGCTTTGAAAAGATACGCGAAACAGGAGTTGCTTTATGACTGACATCATTATGACCGAATATCGCCATGCAAAAATTGCAGAGTATGAGCGCATCGAGCTGGAAGAGGCTGTGTACTATGCTGTAGCAGATGCATACAGCAAGAGCATGGCTCGCTCAATGAATTTGAGTGCTTGGACTAAGCAGGAACTTGAAGCAGAATTAGATGCTGCTTGCAAAATGATTCGGTTAGAGAATGAACGTCGTGGTATTCTGGAGGTTGCATAATGTACTCAGCTAATCAATTAAACGATGACGGCACTGGTAGCCATGCCTGACGAGATACCAACGAAACAGGGAAATTTGGAGACTGCACCATGAAAAACATTACTCGCCACTACGGCATTCTTGAGTTAATCGAGCGCATGGATAACAGCGTAAACGGCAACCCTCGCTTTGAATTGGCTGTTATAGATGCCAACACAAGGCTGGGCTGGTCATTCAGAACACGCAACGATGACATGATCAACTACATGTTAGAGGGCTGGCTGGGTCAACCTGTCGAGGTTGAGATCGGCACTCACTATGGCAAGCCCACTTGCAACTGGCTAAAGCCACTGACCGAAAATCAATTTAACAAAATTTTGGAGACTGCGTAATGCAAACTGTACCGTTTAAATTCAAATTCAATATGTCATCTCAATACAACAGCAATGAAATTTCAAATTTCATCGAATGCGCTGACAGTGTTGAGCCAGCAGAATTGCGCGAAGCATACCGCGCTTTTCTGGGCGAATTGCTGGGCGGCAATGTCAAGCCATCAACAATGGTGAGACTGGACATCATGCGGCTGTTTGTTGATGACCTCGACAATCGCGCTCAAATTGACTACCGCGAAGGCCACTGGGATGATGAACCCAGCATAGTGCGAGGCGGCAAGTTCTTTGACCGCCGCGCTAAAGAAATGAAAAGCTACCTGACGATGCCAGCTTAGGACACTGGCGAAACACTGGGTCAGACAATCCGGTCTGGCCTACTGACAAAGTGTCGTAGCGTCCTGCTACTTTTCAACTTTTAATGGAGGTGCCATCATGGCAAATCAAACTTTTTCACTATCCGATAACACTGTTTCAATCGTTTCCGCCAATGAGACCGCACTCGAAGGTCTAAAGGGTGATGCAAAGCAGGTCACTGAGCAAGTGAACGCAACCAAGCTGGCAACCTATGCTGAATTGATCAGCGCAATCTCAGGCGTGACCCTGACCAAGGGCAACCTGCCGCGCACTATCTCAAAAACTGTAAGAAACCGCCTCACCACTGGTGGCGGTTGCAAAGATGCAGTTGCCAAGAAATACATCGAAAACTCAGTCGGTGCTAAACGTCAGTTTGGCTTCGGTGATAACACCACACCAACTGCGGTGCTGGCTGTATTCGCAGATCAGGGCATCACTTCCGAAGCAAAACTTGCCAAGGCTGTATCGGGTGAGGCTGAAAAGTCTGCCGCTCTTATCCTTGCAGAAAAGGTCATGGGTAAATGGTCAACATCAAAAGATGATAACGGCAATGTCGTTCAAGGCAAAAAGTTCAAGGATGGCCTAGACGATGAAGAGTTGGCTGTTTTCTTTGACGAGTTGCATGCACTGCAAGCGGCTCGTAATAACTACCACAACGATCAGGCCGCAAAGGCGGCTCAGGCGGCAGTCGAAAAAGAAAATGAGACTGTCAACGATGTTGTCGATCAATTCTAATCTGGGGGGCTTTGCCCCCTCTTTTCTTGGGAGATTTCACTATGAGTGTGATTGTTCAGAATATGTCCGAAAGGATGCAGTTATGGCATGACCATTGTGCTGATGTCGCTGGGCTTTGGGAGCCTATGGACTGGGAAAGTTTCAAACGTGTACACGCTAACAGTCGAGGTGACTGGGTAAAGTGCATACAAGATGCCGCAAAGGTATCACACAAAATTCACTGCAAAAAAAAGGAAAATGCTAATGCATGGAAAAGATAAGCTACTGTCGGGCTGGTTCGGCAGATTTTTCACTGGTTCATTCACAAAAAAGGATGGCACACGCCGTGAGGTGTGGGGCGTTATGAAGAATGACCCCAGCGTTCCAGAGCATCTTGTGGTGGTGTATGACCTACGCAAAAAACAATATCGGCGGTTTGATATCACAAGGCCATTCAATATCAGATCAGGCGGTGATTTTATCGCGGCTGGCTCTGCGCTGGCTGATCAGATCGCGGAACAAGATGCTGGATACGCAAACCACGATTTACATATCTCACATTATGTAAATGACATTCCTGTCTATCACAATAACTAAGCTACACATTTCAACCTACTAGGAGATCGTGATGAAATTATCACAAGCAAAAAATATCGTTATGGCTTCAATCGATAGTCAAATCCAACATGCCAATGGCCGTGATGCAGAGCGTGTTATTCCTTACCTGATCGGCGGTGCTGGTCTGGGCAAGACCTCAGTCGTTCAGCAGATCGCTGAGGAGCGTGAGCATGGTTGTTATATCCTGTCTCTCGCCCAATTTGATGCCGCTGAACTGGCTGGCATCATTGCCTTAGTAGATGGTGAGGCCAAGCGCATCATGCCGCACTGGCTTGCCAAGATCACTGAGATGGCTTCCAAGATGGAAGCGGTATATTTGTTTGGGGATGAGTTGCCGCAAGCACCTGTATCAAATCAGAACGTGTGGGCGCAGGTAGTGAATGAGCGGCGTATAGGTGAGTTCAAACTGCCTGATAACGTGGCTATCGTTGCCGCTGGCAACCGCACAAGTGATCGGGCTGGCACAAACACGATGCCCACCCATTTGCGTGATCGCCTAATGTTCCTAGAATGTGAAGCAGATTTAGAAACAACTATCGCTTACTTCATGGCTCATGGTGTCCATGAGGATGTGACTGGTTTCTTGCGGTCACGCCCTGAGTTCCTACACAAGTTCGACAGGGATGCCAACGCATCACCCTCGCCACGTTCATGGGATCGGGTGGCAACCATTCTGGGCTGGGGGCTTGACGCAGTGTGCGAAGCTGAAGCCATCAGCGGTCAGGTAGGCCGTGCCGCTTGTGCGGATTTCATGGGCTATCGCAAGCTGAAAGCCACTATGCCTGATCTCGACAAGATCATCAGCAACCCTGACAGTGCTGAGATACCCTCTGACGCGATGGTGCTGTATGCCTTGGCGGCTGGCTTGTCACACAAGATGAACAAGTCGAATGCTGGTAACATCATCAAGTATCTCAAGCGGCTTGATGCTCAGGAGTTCGCGGCCTTCACAGTTAAGGATGCCGTGAACAGAGATCAGACGCTCAAGCAGTCTGAGGCTGTACGCCAGTGGATCTTGTCAGATGGCAAACAGCTTATCCTCTAAAGTATTGGGGGGCGGTCATGCCGCCCCTCAAAAAGTTATATCTAACTTTTTCAACATGGGAGATGCACAGTGAAATATTACATAGACATCAAAAGTTCCAAGTACGTTTTTGACAATGCTGAGACAATCAAAACTGTTCAGAAATCAGTTAATGAAAACATCGTTAAAGTAGAGTTGTTTGACTATGGCGTTGTGATGGGTTGGGCAAAGGCTGGCGAAGATTTACGCAAAAGATTTTATCTAAATGGAAATCGTGTGAGCTTGAACGAGCCTTATGTTTACGCAGATTTAGATGGAACAATCTATAACAACAGACGACCATCTTGGTTGCCAGCATCAATGAAAATTGAATGTTGGAATGATTTAATTAAAAGCATTGGGGAGGAGTTAAATAATGGATGCTAATCTAAAAATTGCCAGAGCCAAAACACAGTTGGTTCTGAAGCACCCCTTTTTCGGGTCTATCGCTATGGGTCTCAACTTTACTGAGACCGATGCGGTTCCGACTATGGCGACAGATGGCAAGTCGATCCTCTGGAATGCCGCCTTTGTCGATAGATTTGATCAGGACGTTATCATGGGCGTGATTGCACACGAGGTCTTGCACGTTGCTTTCAAGCACTGCTTGCGTATCGGTGATCGGGATCACAAGAAATGGAATGTCTGCACTGACATTGCTATCAATGACATCCTGATTGACGCTGGCTTTCAGTTGCCGCCTGATGGCCTGTTTCATACCAGCAAGCCAGAATGGCATCAGTACAAGGACTGGGCGGCAGAGCGCATCTATTCGCATATGCCTAACAGTGATGTGCCAGAGGACGCACCCACATGGGGCGGCGTTCAGCAGACTGAGGGCGATGATGGTGAGCCATTGAGCGAGGCTGAGGCCAAGCAGATCGAAGCTGAGATGGACATCAAAGTCCTGATGGCGGCTGATGCGGCTAAGGCTCAGGGCAAACTGCCAGCCAAAATTGACCAGCTTGTACAGGTCATGCGGCGTTGCCAGATCGACTGGCGCGATGTCCTCAACCGCTTTATCGGCGGTGACCAGCCTGATGACTACACATGGCGTAGACCACAAAAGAATGCTTGGTTTAACCAAGGCATTTACCTGCCCAGCGTTGATAAGGTAGGTGCTGGCGATGTGATCATCTACGTTGACACATCAGGCTCTGTATCAGGTGATG